CCGTATTGGAGGCATAGTTCTCAAAATTCCAACACGCATCACCAACGATGGTAGCAGCCAGAAGAACGGCAGAGCCGCCCCCAAGATAGTTATTATAGATAACTCCCGTTGAGGTTGTAACCAACTTGATAATGTTGGTAACTGTATTGCCCAGCCAGATAATCCGGTTGAATGCGATTTCACATTGAGTTACCGCAGTAGAACCGCTGATGCAGATTGATGCAGTTGCCGCCTTAACTGTCAAGTAAAACGTATTGTTAATGATCTTAGTGGAGTTTGTGCCAACAAGGTCAATCCATACCTGATTCGCATTCGCAGCAGTAAACTGCCTATGGTCGCAATTCATAATCGTCAACTGATCAGCATCTGCCGTAGTCAGCATGAACTGGACTGCCTGATACGTTGCGCCCAACGCACCACCCTCTTTCAAGTCAACGGCATTGAAGGTACACCCTGCCGCCGAAACCGAAAACATCGAACCAACTTCATCTATCCCGGGATAACACAGGATGTTTTTGATGGTCACATTTGCGGCAGTAACAAGCCATGACGAAGTCGTTGCAGACCATGTAATGGTCGGGCGAAGGTTTGCATTGCCAAGACCGATGATCGAAACTCCTGCAACGTCACAAGTAATCCCACCTGCCGCAGAAATCGTTTCCGTATGACCGGGAAGGACATAAATTACATCGCCCTGACTTGCCGTACACTTACCGATGGCATAGTCAATCGTGGCAAAAGGTTGTTCAAGAGTCCCATAAGAGGGATCATCTGCTCCCGCAATCCATTTGGTCGAAGCCGTCTTGCCGACAAAAAAAACATTCCCCACAATAACATCCGGGGTCGTCCCGGGCAATACCGGAGCGCCAAAACTTGAAACTCCATTTGGATATTTTGTTAATCCCATTTTAAATCCTCCTATTAAAAGGAACATCGTACTGATGCCCGGGAGAATCTAACTCCCGCTTACCCGGTTAAATGGTGGGGGCTTTTTACACCCCCACCAAGTAAATTACGCTACCGCATGACCGTAGATCCATCTCCAATCCGTATAGCCGTACCCGAAACGGGCATAAATGGCCTGCTTGAACATCAAGGACTCGAAGTCCTTTTCAGTCGTGATGTCCGGGGCCACCCTATCAATCCAGATGAGATATTCTTTCATCTGTTTTGAATCGACCATGAACCAGTTGTTCGTATCAATGTCGTCAAGTCTCGGATAGGCAATGACCTTGAAACGACCATACTGGACATTGATCTTGTTGTTTCCGGAATCAGGATCAAGAGACGAACTCGCATCCTGACTCTTCCCAACGGCCTCACAAGCCGTATCATAGAGACTATCGGGAACGATAATGGTATCGGGTTCGATGACGATTCTCTGCCCTGTCTCGTTTCTGAATTGTCTCATAAGGATACGGGTTGCACCAATCGAGGTTTTGGACAGCGCCGTAGACCCGGCGTTGCTAAAGCCGGAGGTCGTTGCCGCACCACTCTTGGTCGTATGCGAAGATGAACATAATGCTACACCTTCTTCGGAAGTCGCAAAGGTCATGGCGGCGCTAAAGGCATATCCGAATGCCTGAGCACCGTATTTTTCCTTCACCCGAAGTAAAGACTGAACCAGACCATTCTGCCGGCTTTTAATTACGTCATAACGGTCATCGTCAATCAGTTTTCGTTCAATCTGAATGCCTCCGGCGAACTCTTTCGGTTCAATCCGGGTATAGTATTGCGGGGCAACACTAAGATATTCAAGCAAACCATTGAACGATGGAATGTCAGGGACGGCCCCAACGCCATAGAACTCCTCCCACGCCTTGTCTGATTTGATCGTTCCAAATAACTGATCCACCATAGAAGGCAGTTCCTTGAAGGAGTCCACATAAACCTTGCGGAGCCTGTCGTCCAGAAGCCGCATAAACTGTGAACTTGTTAAGGGATTTCCCATGATAGCCTCCTATGTAGTTGAACGACCCTGATTCGCCGTATTCCATTGTTCGTTCAGGAACGAGAAGATAACATATTCGTTACCCGGCTCGGTCATTAGATTGATCTCAAGAATATTGACGGTCCAGTAATTGGTCGCTGCCGTAGTTGCATTGTCGATCCAAAGACCATAAGTCGTATCGGTCTTAAGCTGTCCAATGCCCTGTTTTAAGTTTGCTGACTTTGCCTTATCCCCGACAACCGGAGTATAGGGGAAGGCTCTCGTATTGGTCGTAATGGTCGTACCACCGTCCGTCCTGACACGATAAATGCCAGCATTGGTCCCTGTCGTATAACAAAGAGTGGTAAAATTGGCAGTAGAAGTGAACCCGAATGTGGCTGCGAAAGTCGCACCCGTAGTCGAAAGTCCGCTTGCCGCCGTGGTTTCCGTAACAACCGTAGTGCCAACCGTAGCACTATTCCTCAAATACCCCTTTAGAACTGTCTCAGATGTAATCCGAGCCACCTGAACCAACGGTTGGGGGTCGCCCTTACTATACATCCCCGCTTCGACACCTCTCCAATCTCTTGCAAGCTGGGTCGCTGCCGTATTTACGCCCGTAATTGTCTGCACCTTAACGAGTGCAGTCGCAAGCGTAGTATAGACAGGTGTGGCGTTGTTGTCACCGAGGACAACGCCATAAGGTGATCTCAAAGTCCCGACATCCGCCACACCGGAAGCTGCCGTAAGAATCGAACAGCCACCCGTCTGTGCAGGAGTCCTAAGACCATAGAACACCAATCCACCTTGCATCAAGACCTCGGTTCCTTCGACAGGAACCCAGATCGGTTTCTGAGGGGAGTATACTACTTCAAATCCCATTCCCACTTTAGTATCCTCCATTTAAGGAAGGTTCTTTGTCCCGCATAACCAGCATCCTGATACTGCCACGGATTTCCGTGGAGTATAATAACCCGTTATCGGATTACCATCAGGGCCGTTCTCAAGGATGACACCTTCCATGCTTAATGTATCCATCGTTAAAACTATATCTTTTGGTTCGCCACCACCTATTACGTTAAGATCTTCAATAGGAAAGTCCTCATGGCGTACCCCATGACCGCTGCCGGAAATGTTTCTCGTGGTATCTATCGTAGAACCACATTTCCAGCATTTTATAAACTTCCCCGTTTCCTCGAAAGAACCGGGTAACTTCTTTGAACGCAACTTTTTAGGCAGAGGTTTCCTATGCGTTCTTATAAAGCGGCTTTTCATTTATCGCTCACAGACTTCTGAACCCATTCCGAATCCTCGGCCTCCCCAAGATGCTTTACGAACTTGGATGCGTATTCATCCAACTTTATAGGCGCTCTTAAGGGGGCGTTGATACGGGTATTCGCAGATACGCCCGTAGGGGCACTTTGGCCTCCACGGACATTGGGTTGTGGTTTAGCGCCAAGTCTTTGCTTGAGCAGTTTGTTTTCTGCCTTCATATAGTTCTTTTGGGCATCCCCGGCTGGATCAGAAAACTTGGAATAAGTCGGGTATTCCCCTACATTCGTCAAAAGTTCCTGCTCAATCTCCGTGTGCATATCCGGACTCATATAGGTAAGGTTCTTGATGCTGTGAACGTACCTATTGGCATATGCGTTACGCTTCCTTGCCACCTGATCTTCCCGCCATGCTTCATACTTTTCCAGATCATCGGGGGTGGTAATATACTCAACGGGAGGTTTTTCCTCCAAAGGTTGAGACATTGCCCTTTCCACATAAGGATCTTGCCTTTGGGATAGAACAGTATTGAGTTGTGAGATAGTCTGTTTAAGACCATCAATCTCCTGCTCAAATTTCGTGAACCTTCTGCCCAGCCTTGATCGTTCCTTATGGTCGTCAAGGGTGTCATCAGGTTCCGATTGAGGTGGAGGAGCCGCTTCCTCTAAGGCTTCTCTTGCAGACGAGGGTATCTCATCATTGCCCTTATCGGGGGATTGAGTTCCCAAGGTCTCTTCGTTTTCAGCCATTTTAAATCTCCTTTCCTTTGACTTCTTTTAGTTTGGTTTCATAAGCCGTTATCCTATCGCCCCATGTCAATAACATCCTTCTTACTACTTTATATTGCATTTTTTCTTCATCCGTTACATCCAAATCCGCAACCTTTGTTAAGAGAAGTTCATGTTCACGAATAAGATCCCTTAATAATTCTTTCCCGATCTCCGTTCCGATGGCGGCGATAAAACCCTGATACTGACCTAAGAGAGATAACGTCCGCTCACCATGTTTCCTTGTCCGCCCTAAATACTTGTCTACGTCTTCTTGGGTTATCATAATTACATCATACCACCTTTCATGGAATCCTGTCCACCTCTAACTTGTTCTTCGAGGCCTTGGACAGGGATGCCGTTCTGATTACTCGTCATGGGTGGACCCTGATCTTGTGGTGTTTCCCCCTGCCCCCCTTCCTGATTCATGCCCATCTTTATAACTTGTGCAAGAAAAGGCTGGATCGTCTGTATCTCTTGGCCTAAAAGTTCAAACTGCATTTCGGTCATCTTTAAAATCGGGAAGATCAGCCCGGGCATGACTTGGACAAGACCCGAAAGCCTACCGATCATCTGGTCAAGGTTCTTGACCTTTTGATTCTTATTATATTCGACTTCGATGTTGGAACTTACGGGCTGGTAATGGGCATCAACGTCAGGGTCGAACTTCGGGGCGAGTTCTCCAAGAATCACTTGGGCCGTCTTAGGGTGCATGAACTGATATCCCATCTGCATCATCATCCAATAAAATTCATTTAAAAAGGTATATTCAAAGGTCAATGATTTGTAATTGGCCCTCAAGTTCCCCTGCTGGGTAGCGCCTTGGATTGCCGTGGCTGTCGTAGAAGCCCTGCCGGGAAGATCACCCATAGTCGTAGGATAAATGGATTCTACTTGCTGCATCTTATTTATGAACATCTGGGCTTGAGCCAAAGCACCCTGCATATTGTCCCTGATCTGGAACTCCGTAATATCATCAGGGTTCTCAACGACCATCATATGTTCTGGTTCAAAATAAATAGAATCGTTGTCTTCGAGGGCATACTTGCGAACCTTTAAAGTTGGCATCGTGGCGAGCTTTA